ACGCCCACAGATGGGTGTAAGTCCGTGCGTGGGGTGAATTTCTCTCTGAGCTTGTTGGCCTGGGCGTTTCTTTTTGCCGACCTTATTTCAAAGTCTTCACGTTCCCTACGTCTCATCTCCATTGCTTCGCTTAATCTCATAGCTGCTCTCCTTCGTACAAGAACGCTTTGAGGTTTTCGGTGGGTGTGGCTTTGAGTAGCTCTTCAATAGCCGTGAGGTCGCCTTTTTTGATGTCTTCTTCAATTTGCATCAAAACTAAATCAATCAGATTTTCTTTGTTCATGGTTACTTTCCTTTAAGTGATGCCCCCGAAGGGGCGAGTTGTGATTAACGCTCGTTGAGAAGTGATTCAATTTCGCCGGGTTTGCATTTGTCGAGAAAACGCTCAAGGTCTTTGGCGGTGTTCTTGCCATATTTGTGTGAGGAGGCATCGCCCGCCCATCTAGTGAACTTGGAACGCAAAATATGCTCGGCCTGGTCAAGTGTGTATCCACGCCTTAACAACATGGCGCAAACGGAACGCCAACTTGCATAACTATCTTCAGAGTAAGCACCACGACTATTCAAGTAAAGTTGGTCAATCTCCTCTTTGGTGACCACGACTTTGGCTTTCTTCTCGGCGGCGTTGTCTTCTTGTATTTCTTTGGCAATGTAATCACTCAGAACAATCTTGACTCTGAACATTGCGTCAGTTGTACGAGAGAACGAGTCATAAACATTGTTTGACTTGACGCACAATTCTTTCTGAATGTAGGCGATGGCCTTTTTAGATGCCTTGTCAGCCAAGTTCTCGATTTGTTGGTTAGTGAGTTTCATTGTTGATTCTCCAAGATGTAGTCGTTGACAAGGTGTTGTGCAATCTCGTACCAATCGACATCGGCAAGGAAAGCCCGAGCATAGTCCTCAATCAAGTTGCAATATTGAGGAGCGTTGGAGTCGTGACCCGAGAAGATGCAATCTTCAGCGTAAGACTTGAGCTGCAAAGAGATTGCGTAAATGTTAGGTTCAACATCGTCAATGCCATAAAGTTCGTTAGGAACTATGCCATCAAAGACTTCGAGGTTGACTCGCCATGTAGCGTAGTTAGACCAACCATTGTATGTAGTGCTAGACATGAGAACTTCTCCTTAAATGTTGCTCACCTTTATTAGTGAGTGATTAGATTATACATATATAAATAGACTATGCAACATCTTTTTACATTTATTTTTGTAGGTGTTTATACTTAGAACTAAAGTAACGACACACGTCTAAGACTTTGTATAGTGTTAGACTATATAGAATATAAACTATACCACCTAAACTAAGACTAGGTGTGTGGTGTTCTATATGGTGTGTAGTCTGAACGTAGGGTTTAGATGGGGACTCCAACGTCTCGTTCTAGGCGGAGAAGTTATTTTTTATACTTGGGGTCTACGGTTTATACAAGCCAGTCATTACGTAGACTGCTCAGTCACATTTCAGACGCATGGCCTGGGCTTGGGCACGTCACACAATCACACAATCTAGATGCACAGCGCAAGGTCATTGACTTGGGTTTGGATATGCTAAAGGGTGTGCCCCCAACATACCTACCCCCAAAAAAAATTACAGTTTTCTGCTACATTTGATTGTGGATTGCAGTTGCCATTGCCAATCCTTTTGACCTACCAACTTGTTGCGTGTTGCATTCCCTAGTAAATGAAACGTGCAACACCTATTGCGTAGGTCTTTTTTTTGTCCTCTGTTTACTGGGGACGACTAGGGAGGTTGCAATGCCTCCCGTCTGGGTGTAGTATGTGGTTATTGATAGAGGGGTAGAGATGAATATTCAAGAGATAGAGTTAGAGCGTGGTATTGACATGCCTGCTGGCAGGGTGGTGTATTCCTACCCGTATGAGGAGATGGATGTGGGGGACAGTTTTGTTGTACCCGTGTCTGCTCGGCAGAAGGTGTTGAATGCCAATTACAGGGCTTCTAAGAGGCTTGGGTGCGGTTATACGGCAAAGACAGAGGGGCAGGTCATCAGAGTGTGGAGAACACGCTAGGAAGGTTTATATGGAGTCAGAGGTGTTGTGGATGGATGAGGAGGATTTGCGGTCAACGTGTTTGACTTTATCTACGCTACTGCAGATTTCTGAGATGAACACGGTGAGAGCTGTTAATGAGGCATTGCAATATGGATACAGACAGGGATATGCAGACGCAGTTGTACGAATCTCGTTTACGACTAAAGAAGGAAATGCAGCGGGCCTTGTCCTGCATTAGTCCTAAAGCGAAGAGGCTGTTGGCACAGGAGTGGGAAGAGAAGTATTCCGCTATTTTTTACAAAGAGTTGTGTAATTGTGCAAGAGGCAGAGATGCTGCAAGAACCATTGCTGATTGGCAACTATGAATTTTGATTTGAAGAAGTTTTACAAGTTCTGTAGTGAACTCAAGATTGAGACTAAAGAAGAAGGCCTCAAGAAGATGGGTTCTCTCTTGGGGACGCAGAAGTATGTGATGGAAGAGATTGCAAAGGGGCTAGAGAAAGATGTTCACTTCTTCGTCATTCTTAAAGGCAGGCAGCTGGGTATCACAACTGTTTCACTTGCCCTTGATTTATATTGGCAGTTCACGCACCCGGGTTGGCAGGGAACACTGGTTGCGGATACAGAAGAGAACAGAGATATGTTTAGGTCAACTCTGGGAATGTACATGGACGGATTACCGAAAGAGTACAAGATTCCTCTGGTGGCACATAACCGTAATCAGATGGTACTTAAAAACAGAAGTCGCATCTTTTACCAGATTGCAGGAAACAAGTCCCGACTGGGGCAGGGAAAAGCCATCACCTATCTTCACGGAACTGAGACTGCGTCTTGGGGTAACGAGGAAGGCCTAGCCTCCCTGATTGCCTCTCTTGCTGAGAAAAACCCTGAGCGCCTGTACATGTTTGAGAGTACTGCTCAGGGCTTTAACATGTTCCACGACATGTACAAGACCGCTAAGAATGCCCGCACCCAACACGCTATCTTTTGCGGCTGGTGGAGAAACGAGTATTACACCGTAGACCCTGAGAGCAACATCTACAAAGTCTACTGGGATGGCAGGCTCACAGGTGAGGAGAAAGAGTGGGTGAAAGACATTAAGAAGCTATACGGCTTTGAAGTCAACTCCCGCCAGATGGCTTGGTGGAGATGGAAGATGGCAGAAGGCATCAAAGATGAGAGCTTGATGTACCAAGAGTTTCCTCCTACTGAGGACTATGCCTTCGTGATGACAGGCACTTCCTTTTTCTCTAACAGCAGATGTACAGAGGCGGCAAAGGCTGCCAAGAAACTTGACCCTGACCACTACCGCTACGTCTTTGGTCAACTCTTCCAAGACACAGAGGTTATTCGCTCAACTGAACGCTTAGGTACTCTCAAGATTTGGGAAGAGCCTGTAGACACGGCTTACTACGTCATTGGTGCAGACCCTGCTTACGGAAGCTCTGACTGGGCAGACAGATTCTGTATTCAGGTCTTCCGTGTATACGCAGACGGTATGGAGCAAGTTGCTGAGTTTGCCACCAGTGAGATGAACACCTACCAGTTTGCTTGGGTGATTGCCCACCTTGCTGGCGCTTACAAAAACTCTACGCTGAACTTAGAGGTCAATGGCCCGGGTCAGGCAGTCATCAATGAGATACGGAATTTAAAACGCTTGGCAGTGGCTATGGGAGGCTCTGTAGGCCACGGCTTGATGGATGTGCTGGGCAGCATGACCAACTACATCTGGAGGCGTAACGACACTCTAGGCGGCCTGTCCAACTCAATAGGCTACATCACAACCAGCCAGACAAAAGAGCGAATGCTTAACTACATGAAGGATTACTTTGAGCGTGGAATGCTGGAGATAAAAAGCATGGACACGCTGGAAGAGATGAAGGGCATCGTGCGTGAGAGTGGCTTTATTGGCGCACCCGGCAGAAACAAGGATGACAGAGTGATAGCCTCTGCGCTGGCAACCGTGTGCTGGGCAGAGCAAGTGCAGCCTCGCCTGATTAACCAAAAGATTACCAGAGACATTAGCAAGTCTCAGGAAGACTTTACCCCTGAACAACTCTCTGTTGGCAGGAACGTGAGTGACTATCTGAAAAGGATTGGCATGTATGGCTCTTGAAATGTACGTGTACGCACCCAATGCTGAAGGTGACAGGCAAAGATTGAAAGAAATGTTGGAAAGCACAGGCTACAAAGTGCTGAACATGCAGCTGCAAGTCTTTGCTGAAAGCCAAGAAACTTACTTTTTAATGACGGTGGAACAAAATGACACCCCTATCCAAGACTGAACTCAAGCGTCAAATCAAAAGATTCTTGGCTGACAAGGACAGAGGCATCTCTATACCCATGTTTGCCCAGCTTGCAGGCATCAGCAAGGCCACACTGCTGGATGTTTTTGACTATGAAACAGAACCTATGTCAGAGACTACCCAGCGCAGGGTTAACAAAGCCTACATGCAGTGGAAAGCAGGCATGGTCAAAGTGATGAGCAACAGGGACAGAAGCAGGTTTATTGAGTACAGAAAAGAGCCTAAGCCCCCCATCATTCATGGTTTGGGGCTAAAAGTAACGCCAGAAGGCATCAAACTGCGTGTGGGTCTGGTCAACCGACACGATTACAGCGAACAAGACCTAGATGAAGCACTAAGGGGGTAACATGGCAGTCCTAAAAGACTATTATTGCGATGCACACGGCATTTTTGAGTCATGGGAGGCGAAATGCCCTATGAAAAACTGCAAAGGTGAGCTGAGCGTGGTTTTTCTCAAACCAGTGGGCTTAAAGTCCGATAAAACCAAGAAAACAGACAAAACTGTCAAGCAACTGGCGATTGACTACGATATGACCGATATTAAGTCCACCAAAGAGGGTGAATATCAAACTGGTTACATGAAACGCCACAATAAGCTGTCTGACAAAGAGTTTGACCAAGCTACACAGGCTATGCAGGCTCAAAACAAAGAAGGTAGACCCGGTGACAACGCAATCTGGGGTGGTGGCGGTAATATCAACATGAAATCCGTGATGGGTGGACAATTTAAGTCTGTTAATGGAGAATCTGTGGGAATAAACCCCAAAGCTGCAGGTAACTTGTCAGGCCCACGCCCCGCAAGCTACATGGCAGACCCAGATAACTTACAGGTGAGCAAGCCATGAGGATACCAACCGACCCGCAAGACCGTGAAAACTTTTATCTCGACTTGATTCAAAAATGTTTGGTATCAAGAGAAGACAGAAAAGTTGATTACGGTTCTCTGCGAAGTTACTACTTGTTTGGCAACAGTCCTAACGAGCCGCCTGCGCTGTACAACAAAATCTTTCCGCACATTGACCAGCTCACTTCCTTCCTCTACTCAGCAGAGACAACCCGCTTTAGCATTCAGCTGGGCGCTGCCGTTGCCGAGATGGAACACATAAAAGTCCCAACCCTCACACGTGCGCTCAATGACGAGTGGCTTAACAGCAACGCTGACCAAGTGTTCTCCTCTGCAACAACGTGGGCACTTGTCTACAACTCTTGCTTTATCAAACTCATCTTGAACAACGGTATGCACCCATACCTTGTTGAGCCTTCTTGCATTGGTGTGCTGCGTGAAGACACACCATACAGCGACAGACAAGAAGCACTTGTCCACACCTACTACATCACCAAATCAGAACTGTACGCACGGCTTTACTCTCACCCCAAGCGTGATGAAATTGTTGCCCGTGTTGGCTCTACTCAGCACGAGCGAACAGAAGTTGCAAACGGTCTTGAGCGCATCATCTTGTCGCAGTCAAACCCAACCATGTACGGTAACGTCAACCTTGACCTTGCTGGAGGCAATAGATACAAGGCAGTCGTTGCTGAAGACACAGTAGAGATGACGGAACTGTGGGTGTGGAACGATGACATTGCAGACTACCAAGTCGTCACAAAAGCAGACCCAGACGTTATCATTTACGACAGGGCTGGTGAGTCTGTGTTTATGAAGGGCGAGCTTCCCTTTGTGCAGATTGCACCTAACCCACTGTACGACTACTACTGGGGCGGCTCAGAGGTTCAGCGCCTGATTTACCTGCAGCAACTGCGTAACAAACGTATGGCAGAAATCTTAGACTTATTGTCCAAACAAGTTAACCCGCCTACTGCGCTCATAGGTTTTACAGGAATCTTAGATGAGAAAAACTTTGCTCTCAATCGTGCAGGCGGCTTGCTTGCAACTGACATGCCTAACGCAAAAGTTGAAAAACTTGCGCCTCAAATTCCACCAGATTTATTCCGAGAAATTCAAGAAATAGATTCCATGTTTGAAGAAGCATCTGGCATCGTCTCTGTGCTGCAAGGCAAGGGAGAGTCTGGTGTGCGCTCTTCTGGTCATGCCTCACAGCTTGCAAGACTTGGCTCGTCAAGAGCTAAGAAACGTGCGCTTGTCATTGAGGACAGCTTAGAGAAAGTTGCAACGCTGTATCTCAAAGCTATGCAGCTGTACGACAACACTCACTTCACAGATACTCAAGGCAACAAGTTTATTGCTGAGCAGTTTACAAAAGATTTTGTCGTGAAGGTGGACGCACATTCCAACTCGCCCATCTTTATGGAAGACCTGCGCCAGCTTGCATTTAACTTGTACAAGTCTGAAGTCATTGACAAAGAATCTTTGCTTGACTTGCTTGAACCGCCTATGAAACAATTACTCAAAGACCGTCTGAAAAAGATGGAAGAGAAAAAGGCTAAGCAGCAAGAAGCACAAGCGGCAGCGCAGCAGTCTGAAAAGCAAGCGCCAGCCAAAGGTAAACCAGACTTGAAACAGGTGGGATGATGGCAGACGCTAAAGCAGTATCACCAAAGAATGACCAGCCTCGGGTCAATACGAAAGAATTGTCACGGGGTGAGCAGTCACCGAGCTTGACATATCGCACACAAGGTATTAAAAACACAACTGGGCGTAGTCAAAGGGATTACGCTCGCCGTTGACAACCAAGGACTGAACATGTACAAAGCACACAAGCGTGGTCGTAAGACTCGTCGGTAATTCCCCCTAAAAAGGAATCGGGTGTGGCTTCCTTCCCGTCAAAAGGTCGCCGCCTTCAACATGGAGAAGACTATGCGTAAAGCTCGTAAAGGTCGTAAGAGCCGCAAGTAATTAGACGGGGGAAACCCCGTTTAATTGCGGTTTGACCGTTAAAAATTCTTTGAGGGGCTGAATTAAAATGCCCTTCACTTGTTGACAAGTTGTTTGTATATGGTTACAAACGGCATATAAGGAGTTTTTCATGGCTGTTCCTGAAGATAAATTGATGGAGTTAATGCGTGGCCCTCGCTCAGGCGGTGGTGGCAATCCCTCTGGTTTATCAATGCCTGCTGGCAATATGCCCAGTGCTGGTGGAATGTCAGATGCAGAAACTCCTCCAATGGCTTCGCCCATGTCCACACCTGAGCCTAAGATGGGTTCAAAAGAAGCTGCCATGATTAACTTAGGCATGGCAATGGACTTGTTAGAGCAGTCACTTCCCGCACTTGGTTCAGAAACAGAAGAAGGACAGAAAGCACTCAACGCTATTCGTGTCCTCAACGGCATTCTGGGTCAACGCAAGAACAAAACAAACGAGTTACAGCAGTCTGAGATTCTGCAGATGTTGCAAACCCTTCCTCAAGCTGGTGGCGCATCGCCTGAGGGCAAAGCTATGTCTCAAGCGCCGATTCCCGGTATGCCTCCTATGGGCGGCGCACCACAACCACCCCAAATGTAAGGAACTATCATGGACTTGTTCAAACCCCGTGGCGCAGCAGCTCCCCGCCGTCCTACTGACAACAATCAGCAGCATGGCGTAATCACAAACACACCTCGCTATTCTCAACTGGGCGGCTTGTCTGCTCCTAACAAAGTTGGAAAATCAGGTATGGCTGTGCAAAAGCCCGGTGACGGTAAAAAAGTTATCTAATACAGATAAGAGGGTAATTAAATGTCTTTAGAAAACGTATCTTACGAAGCACGTGATGAGCTTGCTGCCTTGGCGCAGCAACTCGCAGATAACCCTGCAACACGTAAAGATTTCCTACGCATGACCAAAAAGGTCAAGCCTGACCTGCCTATTCCAGAACTGGACATGGAAGACTACACGCACAATGCAGTCAACAAGTCCGAGCAACGAGTGCAAGCACTTGAAGCTAAGTTGCGTGAACGGGATGCCGTTGAAGAGCTGCAAAAACGCAGACAATCTTTGATGAAAAAAGGTCTGATTGCTTCTGAAGATGAAGTCAAAGACGTTGAAAAAATTATGCTGGAGCGTGGCATTACCAGTCACGAGACA